ACTGCTACTGTTCCTCTTCTAACAATATACCCATGAATTGCACCCTGAATATCATTTTTGTGTTTCTTGAGAATTGTATTTACACCATCTATATAATCTGCAATTATCAAAGACATCTTCTTACCATCATCCTTAAAGTCCGATTGCAATTTGTACCAAACGCCTATTCCTATCTCTGGTACTGTTTTTAAGTATTCTTTATTTTTTGGATCATGTTTTATTGCAAGGTCTATCAACATCTTTTCAAGTTCTGCATGCGTTGTTTCTTTTTTATCTAGATCATGTAATTCAATCCATCGTCTGCCTGTTTTATCTGGCATACTCATTATATCACTTTTACTTGACATAAGTATACTTGCATCCAATTCTGCAACAAGTCCTCCTGTAGTTTTTATTCCTTGATCTATAAAACTTGCATACATATTAAAAAAGGCAGAGATTGATTTTTTCTTATTCTGTATTTTTTTCAAATTCCCCAAACCAATTCCATTTGTAACATGAAACACCGTTACTCTTGGTAACTGTACGTTGAAAATCCATGTCATCGTTTTTGATGTTAATGGAATTTTCATTTGAGATATTTCACCAAAATCAAATACCATCTTGGAAGTACTTCTTAGCCAAGCAACTTCTTCTTTTAGATATTGTTGAAATGATTTCATTTTTTTTCTTCTTGTTTTGTTCTCAACTCTTTTTCTTCTTCAAAAAGATATATTTGTTCTCTTTCTGATTTTCTATTTTTAGATTCCGGCCATCCCGATAACCACGCGGTGAATTTATTCCATATATTTTTCATTAGTTATCTACCTTTGCTCCAGCTCTCCATTGGTAACAACTCCAATATCTTGCTTTCCACTTAGGTCCGATATCATCATCACAGCTATGTCTTGAACGAAATGCAGCTCTTCGTTTTGGATCATCTCGTTTGATTTCCGAGTTTGGGTCACCGAATCCTAGTTTGATAATGTTTCCTTTATCATTTTTCACATACACATAGAACTTCTTTCTATCACCAGTAGGTGCACGAGTTGGTTCGTTGAGTTTGACCTTCCTACCTTGATACTCAGCTTCAGTAAGTTCGTGGTCAAAACAATCACACTCATTAGCAGAAATTAACTGCCCTCTATCAGTTTTGTATGATATCAATTTTCCGTTTTTGTCTAATTTCACATCTTTGAGATTGAATCGTTTTTCTATACTTTTTTTCTTTACAACATTCACACCCTTAGAAGTTCCATCTCCAGAAACTCTCATGTCATCTAGATATTTTTGAATTTGTACAATCTGTTGACGGCCTGACATCTGAAATTCATTGACTTCTTCTTTTCTTAATCTTGGCTCTGTTCTATTCCAAGTTTGAGTAGTTACCTCAAGA